CCCGTAGAATTTAAGGTTGCGCTCGGCAACGCCATTGCGGAAGGGGCAATTTCTTATGATGAGGCTGTAGCGGCAATATCAAAATATGAGCTTGAATTTGATAATGCAGAGTAGCGTCTAACTAAGAGTTAAGCAGTAACGCCACACAAACATTTTAATACTTTCATAGCAGATTGGGGCGTTATCTGCTTGAATGAGAGTTAGATACAGGTGATGATATTATGAAACTTATTGCTCTAATAATGTGCGCGCTATGTTTTGGCATGGCGACAATGTGCGCTTTAGATGGTTATAGTTTTGCGGCAGGCTTTAATGTATTTGCCGCAATCTTGAATCTTGGTAATTTTATTAGATACTCTTTAGGACAATAGTATCTAACTACTGAGCTTAACGTGCGCCACCCCACACGTTTATAAGCAAGGCGAATGAATCACTTTTATTTTTAATGCTTAGCCAGTGGCTGGGGTGGTGTCACTGTTGAAGCGCGAGTTAGATGGAGAGATAGCGATGAAACCAGCTAACTTTGCACCTATTTATTTGGGTTTATACCCTCCTCTTGCGGAAGTTGCAAGAAAACACGGCTACGCACTTGCCGTGCATGGCACTTTAGGTCGTGACTTTGACTTGATTTGTGTGCCGTGGGTGGATGAGCCAAGCGAGCCACAAATTGTAGTCGATGAAATTGTGCAAGAGTTTGACATTAAACAAATTGGCGCACCTGAAAAAATGAAACATTCCCGAATTTGCTACACACTTGAAGTTTCATTTGGCGGATGTTTCTTAGATTTTTCATTTACGCCGAAAACTTGACTGTCTAACTAAATGCGTAAGGTGCAAGTACCCCACCGACATACGCAGTAAACAGTAATCACAAACGTCAAAAGATAAGCCGTAAGTGGCTGGGTACTTGTCACACTTGACGTGGAGTTAGGCAATGAGTTTATTTCAGTGTGAAAACTGTGGGTGTGTGGAAAATACCGCTTTGTCTTGTCAGGGCATAAAACAGGTTACAGAGTGGTTTGATTGGGCTGGAATTGAAGAACGCAAAGGATTGCTTTTATGTAGTGCTTGTGCGCCAACAAAAAATGAAGATGGCACACCATCAAAACTTGGTGTGTGGCATGGGCAGTTTTCGCGTAGGTATTTACCAAAGGGACTGTTTAAAACTAACCGCTATGGCGACTTAGAACATATAGAAAATGGCGACACGGATTTTAACAAATATGTGATTGCTAAAGGCAATGCCTAACTACTGAGCTTAACACGCAAGCACTAACTTAAAATTGACTTACGCTGACGGCTGGGTGCTTGTCGTTGTTGAAGCGTGAGTTAGGCATTTTGAGGATAATGCGATGGATGACGAGAAAGTTTATATAGTTTATGTAGGTAAGCCAAGCTGGAAGCATATAATAATCAGAAAAGTTGATTGGCAACTTAATCATTGGCGAAACCTTAAATTTTATTTTGAGCCGCATTTAACTCGAAATAAGAATTGGTTTGTTAATATCAACTGCCTTTTTATTGGAATAAATAAATACAATGGATTTATGGGGTTTAGGGTTTTAAATCGGCAATTAGAGATTTGTTGGTAATGCCTAACTACCGTAGCTAAAGGGCAATGCCCACAAAAAAAATATGATGAGGTGATGACGTGGAAAAGCAAGAAAACATCGAAAAAGAAGCTGGGGCATTGTCCCATTTGAGCGACGAGTTAGGCGTACAAAATAAACCAACTTTTGCAGAATGGTTAAAACAACAAAAGATAGTAATGACAACTAGAGAGGCTGTTGACTATGCAATGCTTGCAACGCAAAAAGGCGTATCCGTGCAAAAATTACTTGGATACCCGTACGCCTAACTCGTATTTACACCCAAATTTGACGTATAACATACATCGCAAAGCGGAGTTATACGTCATTTGACATCAATCAATGTCATTAAGTAACGATTCATCGCCCACTTCATAAATGACATATTTTTTACCGTCAAAACGATTAGCGATACTGTCCTGCGGCAATGGCTCATCGGGGATTACTTCGTCATTGACGATTTTTACAGTGATAATACGCATAATCAGAACCCTGGCAAAATTTGAATAGATAAACGGGTCAGCGTGATAGTGTCTGCACTGTTACCAAGCGTTGCATTGATGCGTAATTTTAGACTATCAGTCGGCGCAAACTGCTGATAAATCGGCGCATTTCCGCTAGAGTTTGCCAAAGCCGCGCTATTAGATGAGTAAAAATTATACTCACTCCCTGCACTAAAAATTGATTTTTCGATAGTCCGACCCGGAACAGTTGTTACTGTAGAGTCATAAAGCGTTGTTGTCGTTGTACCATCTGTCAATAACGCTCGCATCACTTTACCGTTAGCGTTATTCGTGTTATCTGATGCTAACGAGTATCGAACCTGCCCATTTTTGCCGATGTATTTGAATGGTAGTTCAACTTCGCGCAATGTGGTTGTCGATGTTGTACCAGTCACACTGTCAGCTAAAACAGCAGAATAAGCAATAAACGATGCTAAAGGAATCCAACGCGTCCCGTTGCTCATCATCTTGACTTGATAAGTCGTGTTATAGACTTCAGTATTAGGTGCAACGCTTGATGCCAAAGGTAATTCATTATCGGCGTAGCTTTGAATAACAGGAGGATTAAGCAACATTACGCATACTCCCAGCAAGTGAAGGCTTGACCTGTAGTCGCACCAATGATGCTGATTGCAGTCACAGGGCAAACACTAGGCGACCAATAACCCCCACTTCGCACTTCGATTGAGCCTCCTGCCTCTGTTGCTGTTCCTGTCACGTTAATCCATAAACTACCAACCGAATTGTTATAAAACTCAATGCCCTGCCGATTGGCATTGGCTGCTAATAAAACCTGAGCCTCACCGCCAGTGGTGATTGTGCTACTAGCTGACGTTGGTGTGCTACGAGTAGAAACAACATTCCCATCCCCATCAACAATAGCCACGCATTGCGTGTCTTGTCCATCAATCTTTTTTTGCATAAAAGCCCCCTAAATTAAGAAAAACCAAAATTTGTGCGTGTAGAATTTAGCGTTAATTTTAATCCGTGATAATCCTGCCAAATTTCATACGTTACGCTTGTAACTCCAGCATGACTAAATCCACAGCACGGCAGGACAGCCGACTCGCTGATACTGTTCGCGCGCTCAGCAACAACGGTCGTGCCATTAATTTTGACTAGCACCGTGTCGCTGGCTTGCTTAATGTCTATTTTGAATTTCGTGCCTTTCGATGCAGTGATACCAGTATCGACAAAAGTACCGTTAGCAAGCCTTAAACGCCAGTTAGCACTGTTTACGTCCCACACTACCAATGCAACAGCACCAGTTAAACCAACGTTTGAGGGATGGTCAGCAACAATGCCCACAAAATAACTTCCCGTCGTTGCGGGGGCTTCGGCTGTAGTTGGGATATAAACTTCGGTAGCAAAATCAATCGTATTGTTTTGTTCTAAAAAGTTAAATAGCGTTGTAGCTGTTTTGTTCGGGCAATTAGCGCGATAGTAACCACCATTTGTTGCATCAAAAGTACGAATGCCACCAATCCAATTTAGAGCGGCGGCTGAGATTGTAGCAACAGGTATTTCGTCAACGCCTGATGTAGTAGTCGCATAGCTTTTGGTAACTTCAACGTTTAAGAAATCATCAAAGAACACCATGTTTTGTGCTGTTGAGCCAATACCTAGCGAGCCAGCAGAATTTAACGCTGTCCGCAAGCCGCTAATATCGTCAATACCTGTGTTGTGTGGATTGCCTGTGCTTTGGCTATGGTCGTACGCTGTTTTTCCCATGTCCCCACGATACGCTGTCTGTGATGTTTCTCCTAGCACCAAAGCAGTTTCATCTGTATAACTGTTTGCATCAGTCAACGCTTGAGCAGCCGCGCCCTCCTCATCTGCGCCCACATCTTCGGCGGTTAGGGTGATGTTGCCGTTAATTGGCGATATGTTATTGACGGTAATATCATCCGCGCTTGAGCCGTCCGCGCCTTTGATGTTTGTTGCGTCCGCAATGTTTGATACAAGGCCAGATGCGCCCATGTATTTATTGATTACGCCGCTAGGTTTTGCGCCTGTACCACCAACTAAATCAATAATTTTTTGAACAACTCTAACCCCATCGGCGACATTAGCAAAAATAGCTGTCCAGCCATTTGTTGAATAATTATTTTCAACATTAAGCTCCTTGGTGACTCCGCCCTGCTCTACAATTATTTTTTGCATTATGGAGCTGCTCCCCAAAGGCTAATAAAATCGCCATAAACAAAAGGTATTTTTATACTGTTTGTATCGGCTAAAGTGATTTCGTGGAAATAAAGCGGATAGTCCTCACTCGCAGTCGAAAGTGATTGATATTGCTCGTAAGTTAAACTTGCTGAAAAATGATAATCATCTGGACGAGTAAAAGACCAATCTGTCATTTTTGTCTTGTCAGAATTGCGATAAATAGCACCTGATAATGAGTAGTCAGACAAATCAACGAATGAGTTATCATCATTTTTTACTGAAAACGTGATAATACCTGTGTCAGTGCCTTTTCTAATTAAAATATCTAGGCGTTGGCCAACAAGATTTAATTGAGCCATATCGCACCTTTATAATTTAATAATCGGCAAACGTGCCAAGTTACGGACACGAACACGACCCCAGTATTGGTTAGACGCGGTTGATGCTGTGCCATCGCTAGTAGAGTAGGTGTAATCGCGTGATGTGCCATCAGACGGGTCAACATTACACGTTGATAAATCAACAACACCATGTGTCGCAATTGCAGAGCCATCATCGCCGCCGACAATCGTACTGTCTTGGAAACTACCAAGCGCACGACCAGCATCAACACCACGACCATTATCCCAACCACGCGCATACTCGCCACGCATATCAAATAACGGCATACGTTTGTTTGCTGCGAAGTCAGCCGCCGCCGATGCGCCGCGTGTTGTCGGCGAGCCTGAACTATCTTGAATAGCTAAAACAGAATTGCTGTAGGTGTTCCAAAGATGAGCATACAAAGCTGCTGTATCAGCATTAGCGCGTGTGGTTGCGCCCGAAGATGCACCACCAATAGTTCCGCCGTTTTCTTCAACCCAATCATAAGGAGCTGTACTGCCTGTATGAAATTTTGTAGAGCCAACAGGCTCGCCAACACGCGCCCAATAAGACGAACTTGTGGATGGCGTGTTGTTTAGATTTGAATTTTGAATAGACTGATATAAACGGCCATCATCACCAATGCACACAGAGTTTTTGGTGTAAGTTTCGCCACTATTCCAATCCGCAACACCACGAGCAGTTAAATAGCGCACGCCGTTTGCTAAAAAGTTTAGTAGCCAGTTGAATTTTTGACGGCTTGGCGGCGTGGTTGTCAGTGGCCATCCCGCTTGAATATCACTATCTGAAGGCTGTGAGCTTTTGTCGCCTGTTTCTGCCCACGGCGGAATGATGACTGGACGTGTTAATGCCATAAAAACCTCTTAAATAAATTCTTCGGCAAAAATGCCGCCTATACTCAGATCACTTTCTTCGCCAAAACCTAATGCGCCTGTCATTCCAGTAAATCCAAAATAACCAGTCGGGTTATAAGCAACACCTGCTATGATTCTCACCCCTGCTGGCTTAGGCAAAATACCCGCACGAATCAATGCTTTTTCATTAAAAGTTAGTTCACGGGCAACATCGTAATAGATGGCCATCCCGCCAATATCTTGTACAGTTGATGTGCCTGCCCCTAATAAAAAATCTAATGCTTCTATTAGGCTATCAATCGTTCCATCTGTCGAATTGCGTGCAATTTTGGCTTTAATGGCAAATAGATATTCAGGGTCTTGAAGTGTGGTGGTATTGATGAAAGGCTCTGATTCTTCTCTAAAACGCTCACCAATACTGGGATTGCCTTCTTCACCAAAATTCAATGCGTTTGGCGTGTCATCAAACCCAAAAAACTTAAATTCGATATTGTCGGATAGCGTTCTGCTTTGACCAACCCACTCACCAACAACATCAAGCTGCTTTCCATACGCTTGGTCTAAGTCGTATTTATTAACAACATCGAGCGCAATGTTTTGACCATCAATCAAGGGATTTAATAGCGTAGTGAGTAGCGCGATAAACTTTGTTTTTTCTTTGTTTTCGCTTGGGACTAAACCAAGATATTGATTGATGTCAGTCATTAAGTAATCTCAACATCATCAATCGTGCAAATAGCCACCTCGTCAAACGCGATAGCAACATCGGCGGCAGCAGGTGTGCCACCATCAATACACATGGTCAAACTGTCGATTTTATATGTTTTAGATAATGGGTCATTGTTCAGCTTGGCTTGGCTATAAACCGAGTCATACTCAACGTCATTACCAATATAATTAGCGTTAATTAAATCAACTATGCTTTGTTTGATTAAGTCGCCTACTGTGCTGGAGTAACCTGTTTTTGCAGTAATACCAACATAAACCTTAATCAATTGTGGGTCTGGTCTAAAAAAGTCAATTAACACAGTGGAGCCGTTCGCACGAATCACTGTTTTATTAACATCGCCATAAGTGCCTGTGCCTGACGGCTTTTTAACTGCAATCGCCAGTGCAATCTCATCACTATCACCACCCTCAACAACTGCGCTAATGGAATGATCAGGGATTCCTTCACCGTTTGTTGTGCTTGTGTCATTTTCGTAAACAATCACACGTGTCACGCCTGCGACATTAGCAATACTCCCCTCGATCGCATCAAGCACGAAATTAGCAGCCAAGGCTGTAGACTTTGTTTGTCGTCTGCGTAAGGTGGCATCAGTTTCAACAGGCGCGCCGATTGATGCAGCATCAGGATTGTTCACAGTTTGCCAGCCGCGTGTTGGCGTAATAATCGTTGTGACGGTATCAGCTAAAGCAACAATCGCGCCTAAAGTTGTGCATGTTGCTGTAACGGTAATTGTTCCGCCAGATGGAATCACAACACTGACAGGCAATGCCCACTTGTAAGCACCATCACCCACTTGACCATTGATAATTGTTGTCCCTTCTTGGCCAACAATCTCAACATCAACGGTTGAGTAAGAAGCTGATTGACGTTGTATGCCGTTTATTTTTACGTTATTTGATAGTGCAACACCTTGCGATGTACTTGGGCTGTAGCTGTTGAACACAGAGACAAGTACATTGTCGTAGTCCTGAAAAGCCTTACAAATAACACCGATTATCTGTCCGTCCTGACTGTCATTTTCTAAATAAACATCATTGCCAAAAATTCCACGATACTGCTCTTTTAGCCAATTAAGTTTTGTTTCAAAATCTGTAACAGATATTCCGTTAGCATCAATCACGGGCGCAATAGGTGTTAAAGCCATTAAAGAATCTCGCTTAATTGTGCTTGGCCATAAATGGTGTTTACAGTTGCGGTAAATGTGAATTCGCGTGTTTCAGGATTAGTGACCGACGAATAACTCACAATATCGCTAACGCCCTGTGTTTCTAATATGCGTTGTTTAATTAAAATATCTTTACTATCAGTGTACTTGCCAAGTATTTGGTCTTGTGGCAAACCGTCTTGAATATCAGTAAACCACTCGCCTTTTAGTAAAAACAATCGCGTTTTAATAGCTTGGGCAACATTTTCTGGGCTATTTATTAAAAAGTCTTGGCCTGTGCCTAATACATAATCGTCATTTTCATCTAGTTTACGATAGCGCATTTTTGACACCAAAAGATGTTTTGAATCATCATAAAAATGACATTTATGTAATTTTAATAATACAAATTATTATAAAAATTACAACTAGGGGCAATAAAAAAGCCCCTAATTGGGGCTTTAGTTTTGTGCGAGTTACGGCATTTGCAGTTTCATCATTTTGCTACTTAACAATGCCTGAGTGTGTGCCAATGTATCCATGTTTGCCTCATTCATTGGTTTTCCTGTTTTGGCGATTGCTTTGAGTAACCCTATCCGCATAGACGACTCGTCTATCATTGTCCATAAACGTCTTAGCATTTGCTCGGAGGCTTCTAAAACAGCGATTGCAGGGCGAATATGGCTGTAAGGCTGATACTGGCCTAATACCGCGTGTAATGCGTTTAACGCATTGCGAACCTGCCAATAATCCACTTCTCCCTGTAATTTGTTTAATCCATTCAAGTCTAAGGCGGCGACAGGTGCGGGTAAGCTGTCTTTGCTAATAAACTCGCCAATCACTTTATGCACATACTCAACAACTTGTGGTAATTGCTCATTAGTCAAATCTTCTACGCTGTCCACATCAAAACGCTGATGAATGAGGCTATAAGCATCGCTATAGCTCATGTTTCTGCTTTTGGCGACCAATAACGTAACAGCATCTTTTAACGGTACACGGGTGCGTTTGTCGCTCATGGTTGGTAGGGGCATTTGGTAGGGTGTTTTATTAGTAATAACCTCTTTATCCAAAATATCAAGAACCCATTTGCGAAATTGTTTAGCGATTGCGGTACGGGCAAACATGGCGATTAAGTGGCAACCGCGCAAGCTGAAAATTCTTGATTCTTGCAGCTCGCCTTTAGGGTCGGTCAATTTGACCGATGCTGTCATACCATCTGTAAATTCATCAGCATTACGGGCATAAATGCGATTAACCGAGCTTTGGTCTGCGTAACCCAGTGCTTGAGCAAGTTCTACGGCGCGAAGCCAAACTTGTCCAGTGCGTTCGATAATATCAAAAGTGGTGTTTTGAAAAGTTAAAGCATGAGAAGTCATAATGACACCTGAAAGTTTAGTAAGTATTGCCACAAATAGGGTGGCATGGCCTCAACTACCGCTTTCAGACGGCTGGCATTATTCGAGCGTAAAACGCCTTATATCTGCCTATCAACCACGCCATAAGACGTGAAAATTCTATGATTCGCGCAATTTAGCTTTTTGCGGGCAAAAAAATACCGCAATAAGCTGTCGGGTGCGGATGGCCGCTGAAAGTATGTAGTAAAACAATCATGCCCTACCTGCAAAGGCACGTCAAGACTCAATCCATCCAAAGTGTTTCGTGGTATGGATGTATAGTCTTAAATAAGCCTGTTTGAGCAACAATACAGTAAGTTGTTATCTCATAAGTCATAAACGTGTTGCAGCTTTTTCTAATCCATTCAGGCATTTTATTCCATTGATTTTTAAGCTTTATGTAACTTTCTTGAAATTCACTTTCGGTACAGTTTCTTTTTCCATCTCCACAAACTGAATCATTTGCATTTCTTAAATAAGGAACTGGAGACTTTCCTTTTGTAAAAAAATTAACAGTTTCAAGACTATGATTCATTATTATTTTTGAAAAATAAGCAGTCCTTTTTAAATACCAATCCATTATGCATTGCTCATTTTTGCATGACTCCCTGTTTGTCCAAGCATTTTTATTGTCGATTTTAAACTGCTCAAGGTTTTTAGAAATAGATTTGGCACGATAATATAATGCCGCAGTCATATAATCCATTTTTGCCAATGTTTGATTTGAGCATATTGCTTTTTCGGCATATGACATCGCCTTATTACAATCAAAGCTAGGCATATTAAAAGTTAAAAAGTCAGGCTTTTCTTGCTGATAAAATCTAAATTCTTTGTTTTCTTGGTTGCTTATTGGTTGTTCTTGTTGAACCTCTTGCGCTTGAGTATCGCTGTTAGAAAGTTGAGATTTTACAGTTATCCAAGGATAAATCCCGTCATCATTTGGAGATGCCAGTAATAAGCCATCTCCAAAATCCGACACATAAACCCTAATCCCATTTCTAGCCAGAGTGCATCCAGAATAAACAGCACTGTCTTCGTTATATAAAACATTGGCTATGTCTTTTTTTGTCAATCCTGCTTGGAGGCTCAGTCCATACGGGCAAAGTATGGCTTTGTATTTTGTGTATAGTGGTTTTGAAAAATCAACATCGTCAATATCGCCGCCTTTTGGTGTTGGGTTTTCGTATCTATCACTATCTAAATGTTGAAACTCTTCATTTTTATCTATGCCAAACTTGGCATTTAATTGGTCGCATTCTTGTGTGCTTGGCGGAGTCCATCCATACGGCTTTGTTTTGTAAACCTCCACGCCAATACACTCCATCAATCTTCTTTTGTCTGGGTCTTCCATGGCTTTAGCAAAATTTAATTTTGACTTTTCAAACTCATCAAAATTAATACTATTTGCTGTATTTTGTACTTGGGGTTCTTTTTTTATTGAAATACCGTAAAGAAACAATCCAAATATAAGCAAAGAAACAAATATAAATTTTACGGAAACTTTTTGATTTAAATCTTCATCTAAAAGAATTTTTTCTTTTGATGGGTTTGACAGCCCGCAATTAGGGCAGATTTTTGCCTTCATGGAAACAGGATTGTCGCACTTCTTGCAATTTGATAAAGCCATCATCTTATCCCTCAGATAAAAAACCTATCCTACATCAAGTCACTACGCCAGTGCTACCCGAACCCGTTGTTACTCCGCTATGCGTATGCGTATCATCCACGCGCTTATCGTTAATAAACAACCCGTTTGGCGCAAGTATGTTTATTGTTTTAGCTGTGGGATTAAGTGCGATTTTGGTCAAGCCATCATCGGCTCTAAGTTCTGTGGCCGTGGTACTGAGATTGTTTATTTTTTCAGGCTTAGAACGAAAACCGACAAAGCACATACCATCACTTAAATCATGCGCCCGTGGCGTGATTGGCAACTGTACGCCACCATTTTGCCACCAGCCATCAATACAACGGTCAGCAAAACACACAAGACATTCGTCGCCTGTAGCAACAGGGAAAGTCAAAGAGCAGCCACCACCACTTGGAAAATAAACAGGCACATCAAGCAACAACGGCAAGGCTTGAGCCGTCCATTTACCATCAATACCCTGAACCATTGCCTTGATAGCTGGCTGTACGGTGGCTGTCTGCAACTCAGCGTTAAATGATTCGATAATGCCTACACACGATGTCCATAGCTCACGCGCCATAGACTCAAACAAAACCCTTAGTGTTTCTTCGGGGTCGTTAAATCGTTCGCGTGGGTCAATCATTTAGTTACCTATGGATGATGCAACAACATTGATTGTAGGGCCTTGCAATGGTGATGTACCATTTAGCGATATACAAACAAGACTTGTTTCAAACGTATTGCCGCGATTATCACCCGTATTTTCAAGGCTGATAATCTTATAATTGCCATCTTTATCAAGACTTGGAAAATAGTTTAATGCACTGTAAGCCACACTAATAACAGCTTGTTGAATACTCGCATTATCCAGTTTGATTTGCCCACCAAATTTAAGCATGGGATTGATAAGACACTTTAGCTCTATGCCGTCAATTGTTTGCTGTGGTAGTCCTATCATGCCTGTGGCTGCTGTAATCACAACAGCCTCACCTGCAATCGGTTGTGCAATCTCAATTAAATCAAGATTTCCATTATTAAACTGCCAACTACACGCCGCACTTTGGGCAATTTGGCGCATTGTGTTTCTAGCCATGCCAAAGAACACTTGGCCGCGTGGCATTGTTGTACCCGCATCTAACGCGGGCATATTTCCTATTGTGATGTCAAAAGGAGCAAACGCTTCTAAGCACGCATCTATCGCATCGCGTTTGGTTGCACCTGCGGCAATAGATTTGTTTATAACTGCATAGTTGTAGGCATTATCACCATCAGCGGCAATAATCTCTAAAAATGTATCAGTGGCATTTTCTCGGCCTTGTCTTTTTTGGCGCATCATGCCTGAAAATATCAAGCCAAAATTGCCTTCGTACCCTGCTTGTAATTGCACCCGCGTAAATTCTTTTTGTATTTTATTTATAGTGTCAGGCGACATATTATAAATACGAATAACAGCCCATGCAGGCGTTTGCACCTCTGCTCGATGCGTTTGAAACTTGACATGAAACTGCGATAAATCCAACGCATTACCCAATTCATCGGCAATCAATAGCTGTACTTTGCGTAGGTATTGGCCTGTCATAATGTTGAAAAATACAGTTTGCTGTCTGTACCCAAGTTGCTAAATGTTGGCAAATCATCGGGTGATTCTGTGTTGCTACACACAAACAAATTACCACCAATGCCCAAATACTCGTATTGCCCCAATAAATCAGCACCAGTTATCAAAGGGATACCCCTCACTAAAGGCGTTTTATCAGACAATAAAATATCTAAAATCCATGTACTAATTTCATTGTTCCACCACACCTTAAAATAATACTGTTTACCAACCAGTGTTATTAAAAACTGTTGAGAGATGGAAGATAAAGGGATTTCAAACATTAAAGCCCCTTGTTTAAATTTAGAATACTTAAAGGTTTAGCAACAAGCTGCTCGGTTAAAGTAATCGGAGTTTTTACGCCTGTATTTTGTGTGCCTGCCGTTACCTGCGGGTTGCTTTGATTGCTAATTTCTATCTTGGCGGTTGATGTTTTAACAATAATCAATTGTCTAAAACCCACCACAATTTCCAGTGTTTCGTTTGTTCTTCGGTCGGTTGATGTCGCCAACGACTTAATGAGCATGTTTTTATAGGCTCGTTTGCCTGTAATCACATCAATTGGAAGTCTATTTTGCTGAATACCAAGCAAATAACTGTAAGCATCAGCAATATCCTCTATTCTTCCAGCAATTACAGTTCCATATGTCTTGCGGTCATTTGCTGATTTGCAGTTTGACCATGCCACACGCATTGTTAATTCTGGGGCATTTTTATACGCATGGTCAGTAATAGACGCACCTTGCTCAATCGGGTGTTCTGTTATAGTTAAATTGTCGCTATGGGTTTCTTCTATAACGACATCAGGAATAATATTAGCAATACTCCTTGTTCCAGTCGCAAAAGCCACCACTAAAACATCGCCAACAATTTGCTGCATTATTGCACCTTGCTCATAAAGTTACGCATTACGCCAACCGTGGCATTTGCCGCAACATTACCAATGTCCTGAGCCAATCCTGAGCCGTTAGGTGAGCTAACATGAATGTTGGTTTGTTGGCTAAACTGTACTGATTTGCTGCTGGTTGTGCGTGAAGCATTTACCATCATTTCAGTGCTGTAGGGATTGCCGCCGTTCTCGATGCGCGTAATTTGCTGCATCAGGGCAGCTCGCACCATTGGGTCATTCATATCCAAGGGTTGATTTGGTGATACACCCAAAGATTTTGCTACAGCCGCCGAATACCCTGCGGTGTTATTTTCGCTTGGCGGTGCCCATTTGTTAATGATTTCGCCAACAGTATCGAATCCTTTATTGCCATAGCTTGTTAATAAAGCCGACATTGCCGCTAGCCCACCCTCAGCATTTGGGAATATAGCAAAACGACCATCCGAACCAGTAGCCCCCATTTTTCTGGCAAATTCGCCGTACACAATGTTGCCTGGATTATTATTTCTAATGCCGCGACTATTTCCGCCTTTTGATGTGGGAGCAGCAATAGTGGACGGGATAACACTTGTTGATGATTGAGTGGCGCGCTGTGCTTCATCGACCCCCAAAAACGCCAACACATTAGCAATCCCTTTGCCGATGGATTCACCCATCTTTGTACCATCAAGAAGATTGTTGTACAGCATTGAGCCTAGCCCATAACCTGCTGCACCAGCCGCTCCAACCAAGCCAGCCTTTCCTAAGATAGTCATCAATCCAAGACTTCTAGCCGATGCCACACCAATTGCTGTGCCTACCTTTGCAAAAGCCGCCAACATTCCAATCAGCCATTTTCCACCCACATACAACAACAACAAGTTTAGCGCGCCCTGCCAATCCCCTGTTAATCCTGTGATTGCACTAATACCATCCGTCAATGGGGCAAAAAAAGCGATAACATCAACCAAAAACCCTGCGACTCTTGCTAATGCAATTGCTAAATTAGCCATCGCGTTAGCAAAATTAGTAACGCCAGTAACGATTTGGTCGCTATGTGTTAGCAAGTAATCAATGAGTTTATTAAGTCCGCCTTTTTGGTCGTTGGCGATATTGCCCGCTATTTTTTTACCAATTAAATCAAAAATTGTTGAGACACTAGCCAATTGCCCTTTAAATGCGCTTGCATTTTTGGCAGCATCATCTCCATTTAATCCGACTTTTTTAGCATATTCGGCCTGTTGGTCTGCGTATTTTTGCAAGTCCCCACGGCGCATAGCAAGCAGTGTGTTTTCATCAATACCAAATGCGCTACTAAATGCCAACGCCTGAGCTATAGGCATTGATGACAAAGCCTGCCCAACATCTAGCAATATATCGCTTGTGTCTCTAAGCTGACCGTTGGTGTCTTTTGTTGATACACCAATTCGCTCGATTAAATCAAACGCGCCTGGACTCTTGCGAATAAACTGCGAAAGCCCTTCTAATGAGCCTAAGAAATTACCATTTGTTTGACTACTGATAAAATTTAAAGCCTGAATTTTATCGACCGAAGAATTTGTCCTCAAGCTCGCAAAATACAGATTATTGAGGTCAGTAGTCATTTTAATAATACCAACACCCACAGCAAGTGCGGCATATTGCATGGTTTTTACATACGATAACAACCCTTCAATTTGTGCTTTGTTTTTTGCAATTTGGTCTTTATGCGACTTCTCTATATCTTCGCGTTGGCGTTTTTGTCGTTGCTGGCGTTCTTGCTCGGCTTTTCTTCTTAATTCTTCTTGTTGACGCTCTGCACGGCCTAAGTCTTGTTTGTCTTTGACCTGAGAACCTGCCGATTTACTAGATTCTTGCGCAGCTTTTTGATTAGCCTCAACTGAGCGATTCGCCGAATCCTCTGTCTCAGTAGCAGCTTGTTTTGCAGCTTCGCCAAGCTCTTTTACGCTTTGCCCAACATTATCGACAGAAACAGTAAATGCGCGTTCGCTGGACGCATCTACCTTGAACCCCAAAGATACTAAAAACTCTTTTAGGGTGTTTACGTCTGACATTAGTCTTTATCCATTTCGTTAGCGAGTCGTTGATTGTGCGCCAAAACATCGAGCGAATCATTCATCAGCGCAATATCGTATAAATCAATTGTGCCGTCTTTGAGTGATTCATATTTGCACATGCCTTTTGTGACTGGCCTTAATAGCCAGTCCAAACCATTAGGCAATTTTGCCCAGCTCGTTACTGATTGGCCGCCGATGCTGGGGGTGTCGAGCGGCCTGTAGGAAAATAATTACCAAGATTTACCTGAATAACTTGCCAAACAATTTTGACCATTGTCATCATATTCATATCGCCTAACATCAATTGTCCGTTATGCCAAGCAGCCGTCCAAATATCGCCGTTTTGTCGCTTGGTCACAGACAAACACAAGCCAATAATGTATTCGACATCATCTTTTTGCATTGATGAAATCGCATCTAAAGCAGGCTCAATAATCCATGAAATGCTCTCTATGGTTTTTACAGGTAAGTCCTGTTTGTCATCAACCGCTTTTTTGATGTCAATGCCTACAGATAATGCGGCAGGCAATGCTGGTAACAGCTTGGGAAGCAATGGCGCAACTTTACGCGCCAAATGCAGTTGGTCAAAGGCGTTTAACTTTTCGATTTTGTAGTTATGCCCATCTATTTGACACTGGAACATTAGTACACCCCTGCTAAGCCATCAATTTTGCCAGCATCAAACGCCCATTCGTATTTGTCGCCGTCTTTTTTGAACGCCACGCCTGCACGCTTTTTAAACGCAACTTCACGACAGGTGTGGATTTCGGTATTAGACGAATTGGTCACAACAATAATGTTCTTACCCCATACACGCGGGCTAATTGATTGCGCGTTATACATAGCGAGCAACAAGGCATGAACGGGTGATGTCTGCAATAAACGTACAGTAATTGTGCCGCTTTTACCTGCGTGTAACGAGTGCATCACTTCGCCGTCTGCACCAATAGTCATGGTGTTTTTGTCTTCGGTCATTTCGATTGTGATGCCTTCGTCCGAAGCAGCCGCACCATAACCCATGTTTGGGATAACCCCAGTAGGGCCAGTCAAAGAAGCCGATACCGCCTGAAAACTATAAGTACCCATGAATCAGCTCCTTAGCGATTAACATTGATAATAACATTGGATTTGTGAACAGCCCCTGCCAGCTTGATAGCGATTTGGCGAGTAGGCGCAATACGCTGTTCGCGCTCACCCTGAGCTTGCGTGTCGGCAGGTGGGCAATAAACGTAATAACCCTTGGTGAGTGTGTCGCCAGTTTTTAATGCCCCAATAGCAGGGCCGTTCCATATGCCAGCAGCAATCAATCCATTGTTTACACCACGCTCAAGCGAACGCTCATCAGCCATCACAAATTGATTAAAACCCGCATCCGTTTGAGGAATTTTTGGCTGACCACTTGCATAAAGAAGATTGTACTCCTCAGTCTGCATGTCGTTTTGCAGCCAGTCCAAGCCATGACGTTCGTCAATAAACATGCCGCTACACATCACGCCTTCTTGAATGATGTTGGTGTTGTTTTGGTATTTCACGAACACATTCACGTTTTTGGCTTTTAATGCAGCAGCTTGACTAGAGCGTAAATCTTCGGCAGTAACAGTCGGCTCTTGTTTGAACTTGACCGTTAATGTGCTGTTTTGGGCAGTAAAATCAACTGTAGCAATACGGCCTAAAATAGACATGGCTGCGTGATTATTGGTTGATGAGTATTGGACTAACGTGCGGTCGTATGCGCCCTGTTTGAGCAAGTACCCAATATCGGTTGTGCTTACCGAATCCAAAACACCTGTCGTAATAATAGTTGTTGCAAAAATACGAGATGGGACAGCAGCTTCTACAAAATCGGCAACATCGGTAATATCACTATTAGACAAGCTGTTATCAGCAACATAAACGCCATACCAATCATTGCTTAAATCTGCCAAGTCAGTGATACAGTCAATTAAATCTTCTGCCGCAATCCCATTAACAGGCGTTAATGCCTGACCTGTACGCAGACCCATCAACGATGAGATGTCGGTACCACTGCCGCCTGATAAAGTTGCACCTGATACGCTGATATTTGTACCTGACTTTGCAAGGGTTAATGAGTTGCCGCCTGTGCCACTAGCAGCCGCTTGCAAATAAAGCACGCTACCACTAACAGCATATAAAAACTTAACCAACTCAGCATCACTACTTGCAGACAGGAAGGTTTTTAATGAGGCTAATGTTACCGACAAACTGCCGCCAATTTGAACCTGACCGCTCGTTGGTGTACCACTGACAAACGTAACAGCCGTGCCGTTTAGCGTGATGGTGTCATTGTTTGCTGGCTGACCTGCAAAAGTGATAGCTCCTGTCGCTGTGGGAGCTGCACCGTAATAAACTTTTGAGCTAGTCCCTGTGGTACCTGACTTAACCACAAAACGAGAATAGGCAGCATCCCAAGACACGGTAGAATCAGTTGCTTTTGCATCTAAGGCGGCTTCAACAGCAGAGGCTACGCCGTTTAAATTGGTGACAGCCGATAAATCAATCCCAGTTAATGAAATTGGAATATCATCAATTTTAATAAACATTGAGCCGCTAGATACTGCTGTAAAATTAGCAATGGCCTGTTGTGCTGTCGTTAAAATAGCACCGCGCATAGAACCATGAGTCGCAGTTTTAGCCCAACGTGCAACGTAACAAAACAAAGGCGCAGGTGATTGACTAAAGAACGGTAATGCTGCCAAGTATTCTTCGGAGTCAGTACCAAAATCAGTCGCAATATCAGTAATGCCCGCGTAATAACGAATGCGCTCCGATGTATCAATTACATCCGATGAGCCAACAATCATCATTGCACCAAAGTTGCGAACAGCCGCCGCTAAAGGCGACATAATAATCTGTACGTTACTAACGTCAGATACAGGAAGACCAGTAGACATAATATCCCCTTTATTGGTCGGTTGTTATTTGCGGTGCATTGACACCAAGAACATTTAAAACAGCATAAGAACGCGTTGTCTTGCGTCTTAGAAGAACAAGCACATCAAAGCGTCTAACCCATACCTGATTGATAAATTCAGGAACGGCAGTGACTTGGCCGCAATCTAAAAAATTGATTTGTTTTGCTCTTAGTGCTGCCATGTTTTGATGTATGCCCAATCCATCTCTAAATGTGTTTGCATAGCTCTCAGCACTAGCACCATGAAACGTACACAGCACAGTCAATTCTTCATGTCGGACATTTTCATCATATCCGCCGCCTACGCTGTCTTTATGAGTAATAGCTGGGCTGTCATCGGGCGTTATTGTGTGAATATAAAAAGACACCCAATTTGTATGAGGCTCTGGCATTTTTGGCGTGGTGGGCTGATATTTTCGCCGCACCAAGTCGCCTGAAATACCTGTTATCCCAACAATTGCCTCCTGCAAAATATCGGACAACGCTTTGTCGTAATCAGGCTGCGTGCCAGTTGGCGATAAATAGCCGCCTGTTGCCGATGTATTGGTCATTTTGCTGCCCCACTAAACGGAACAATTTCACAAGTTGCACAAACAAACCCACGGCCAACATGTGAATAATTATTGACTAAAATGACGTTGTAATTAGTGTTTTGCCAAGTCACGACATCGGCATCAAAGCCATCTTTGCCGTCTTTAAGTTTTGTTTTTGTATGGATGGTGATGGTGCCAGTCACAAAAGAGCCATCGGGCTTTCTAACGATTTTATCGCCGCTTGCGCTTGTAATAATCCCAAAACATCTGACTTTCTTTTCGCTATTTTCTGCTTCGCCGTGTTCATCAATAATCTGTTCGCGCACAATTCGATAAAAAACATCATTTAAATCGATGTCCTCTAAGACATCCGACATATCAAGTAATGCCATTTATTTATCTCGTAAAGCGTAAGTGATTGATTTTCTCAGGCCGCCAGAATCGTTTAGCGGTTTCGTGCCTGTACGCCCGCGACTTAATCTATTTTTTATAGTTGATGGTGATAACGGGATAAATGGCCCAGTTAAAATCCTATTCATTGCGCCGTTTTGACCTGCCAATCCTGCCTCATGAAGGTTTTCATTTACTCCTTCCATGTCGCCACTTAAAGCAGCTTTAGCAGCACGGCCAAGATATTTAGTGATTTCTTCTTGATTATCTTGAATCCCCTCAACTAAAAATGGCCTAGGGGGGACATCAATACTGTGTGCTGGAACAACGTGAGAAGTCGCAAAATTGCTTACATCACGTCTCACAAATCGACCACCACGCAAAAACTCACCCTCTTTATCAATCAAGCGAAAAATAGTTGTCTGATGCGCTGGTACTTGAATTGTACCGCCGTAGGTGTGAATGTAACCTAATTCGGCATTGGTAATTGGTGAGCCACTTTCGCGCTCGGTTGTCGATGCAGGAATCCCTACAACAACACGTTTTTTTACTAATTCGGCAAGTGTTTTTTTTAGCTCAAGCATATTGTCTTGAATAACACTTGAACCTGTTGTCACAACTGAACACCGCCTGCGCCAAACCACCGCGCAAACTGCAATAAACGAATACCGTAGCTTGTTGAATTCCAGTACCCGCCATTTTCCAAACTCACAGCCGCCACATCATAAGAAGCTGATAACTTATCTGCTGTTTTAGATGTTTGCTGCCCTGCAACTTTACCAGCAATGCCGCCTGACTCTGCCGTCCTAGCCTCGCGGTCATTTAAAGCCAAATGATGAGCAACAAATAACTGTGTTGCTTCATCCAGCATATCCGCCCAGCGTTCTGCATTAAGCAGCTTTAACGCGATACCAGCATAAAAATTTATCTGGCCTGTTGTGTAAGTCCCTGTGTCCGAAAACTCAGGGAACGCTGAACGAAATACGGAAACGTCCATTTATTTTGCCTTTGATTTTTTGGCTTCATCAAAAGCCGCTTTTTCTGCCAAAAAATCCTCCTTGGCTGCCAACAACTCTGCCTTTTCAGCATTAAGTTTTTGGTATTCCCGCTCAAGTTCCTCCTTGGCTGCCAACAACTCTGCATGAATCTGCTGCATTTCTGCTACAGATTCAGCATCGCCGTCTTGCACTGGTTCGGCATGTAGTTTCAAAAACCAATGCTGAGCATCAGCCTCAGAAACGGTACGGATACCTGCCACAAACTTTTCAGTTGTGCCGTCATCACGCTGCAAAGTAAAAGGATGTTTTACTAAAATTTTAGGCATGATTAGATACCGTCCGCATAACCAATGGTTTCAGGATAGACAAACTCAACCTGACCCAAACGGCCATAGTAGGTTGTCATTTGGCGTAAGCCGCGATATTCAAGCGGAGTACGTTGCAACGGCACTAACGGGAAGCGTAAAAACTTCTTCTCGTTCGTATATGCAACCATACGGTCTGTACCACCCGCACCGCGCCCATTGAGCCATTTAAGCGGCTGAATATCTAAAGGCATATTGTTTTTGGCAGTACAAATGTTGTTGATTTTGATGTATTCAAGAATCGACATATTGCCAGCATCACTCACCTTTTGCGTTACCAAATAAGCAAATTTTGCAGGTGGCAAAAGCAGCTTTTTAGGAACAACAGCATACGCACTGTTAAGCCACACGCGACTCAAGAACGTATTGACATCAGCAAGGATTTCATCGGCTGTTTTGGTAGACCATAACGGCGATGTAGATTCGCCGTTGGCCACGTTAGCGGTATCAACATTCGTGTTATTACACAGGCCTACCGCGCCCGTCATTGTGTCGCCGATATAGACCTGCTCATCAACATCCATGTTCCACTTGATTTGCATACCCTCAAATTTTTGAGAATCTACAGGGCGGCCAAGTTGTTGCGCTGATAACAATTCAGGGATTGTCCAAGCCAACTCTTGACCCCAAAGGTTCAAGGGCTGCGCGGTTTTACCAATATCCAACGCCAAGCCAGCGATGGCGGTAGCATCTTTACCAATCCAAGACTTACCGTTTGGACTTGCACCACCTGCCGCAGCAAATGTTGAGTTAGTAAACGAGGCCAATTCATCAGCAATAGACACATCTTCACGCAAATTAATATCGCGCAAGTAGGTGTATTCGTAGAGTGGTTCGTGAAGCGTGGGGTCTAAACGCTCTAATTCACCAACCAAAAACACACCAGAACTATCCAATGTCGCAGCATCGAATGTCCGTAATTCATCGCATGTGCGAGCGCGGTTATTCACTCGGCGAATGGCTTCGCTCAAGGGAATATCAGCCATAACCGCACCAATTGACAAGGCAAGCATATCAACCGATAAAGGCCGAATAATTTTTACATGAGCATTCATGGATTTATCGCTCCTTAGATATTGTATTCAATTTCAACGTTGCCATTCGCATCACCTGCATTGGTGAATTTGCAACGAGGAATCACTTGTGTGTTTTGGGCAACCACAGGACTAAACGAGTCACCAGCCGTCATAGTGCCTGCTGCTGTAATCGTGAATGTCACGCCATTTTGTGTGTAAGCGGTACCCACTGTTGCATCAGGCAAACGGAACCCGTTAGGGTCAATAACGGTGACTTTGGATGTGTTGCTGGTTGTTTGTAGAGTCAAACTATAAGTACCCGCAACCGCCGCACCTGTTACAGAGCCAGCAATAGTGCCAGTACCAGTACCAGTGATTGTGCCGCCTGTGAATGTTGCTTCTGCCGCCGCTTCAATGCCGCCAATAGGCTTGCCACTTGACGCATTAGCAACACGCACATAAACAACGGCATCACGCGCAGGAGTACCAGAGTTATTTTTAACAGTGATGTAGCCACGCACCATGCGATTAGCAATCCCTGTGGTTGGCGGAACGGCTGTGCCTAATGGGTCGGACGCATTTGCACCAGTTGTTGGGTATGGACGAACCAAGATACCGCTAACAGTTGCGCCTACATCACCCGAAGCGATTGGCCGTAATTTGCCGCTCACTTCTTTGCATGGCACGCCATACGCGGTAAATGGATAGCTGCCATCATAAATGCCTGTATCGACATCACTGGATTGCGAACGAGAAATTGCACCCGCAATACCCGAAGGCATACGGTATAAAAAGGTATTACCCATGATTACTCCTAAGGTATTAACGAGTTAGTTTTTAGCCCAAAAATCTTTGGCTTTGGCGTTGATTTCGGCAGGAGTGGGAGGACGACGGCCAAAATCTTTGGTGCTAATGCCATGACGCGCACCATTTAAGTTATTTTTTGCACGCATCACTTCAGCAACGGCAGTGAATGCCATGCTTAATTGGTCTCGTGTCATTTTGCCCAATTCAGTTCCCTGCAAAAATGGAGTAACTGAACCTGCATCTTTAGACATAGCTTGCTGTAAGGCTTGACGCTGACAAGCACACAGTCCGTCTTTTGTTTTTACGCTTTCACGGTCGAGGCGCATACCAGGTGCAATGATTTCGGTTTTAGATACCAAATCTGCCCACTGACCATCATCAAGCGTTAGCGCATCCGCAGTCTTGGTGGCTGTGCCTTTTTCAACTGCATCTAAGCGAGAACCGAGTGTTTTTAGCGTGTCATTGATGTTGCCTAAAACAGCCAATACAGCAGAATCACCCGTTTTAGTGGGTTTTTCTTCTGTTTTTTCTTTAGCTTCTTTTTCAGCAGCTTCACGAGCGGCTTTTTCTTCTTCGGTTTCTTCGTCTTTGGTTTCGGCTTTTTCAGCTTCCTCCATCGCTTCATCAATTGCTTTTTGGTCTTTAGTCTTTAATGCCGACTTTAGCTTATCTAACCAGCTCATAGGTTTTTTATCTCCGATAGCGCAGCGTGAGCCACAGCGACCCATCTCAACTAACGCAATGTGATTAACGATAATGTTGCGCTGTCTACCGCGCCCCGCCTCAATTTCCTCATAGTCAGCGTCATAACCTAAGCTGACCTCTTCAACTTTATCTTTAATGATTTTGTCGATTGCTTGGCGTTCCGTTACCAACAAATCAGCAATCAATAAGTCATTATCTCCGCCCTCGCCTCGACGTAGATTTATCATCGTGCCTTTGGCTAATTCGGAATAGTTGTCAGGATTTACCCAGTCCTTGGGGTGGCTAATCGTGACGGGTTTTGCCACACAACTAGCAACCGTGATGTCGCTGAATAACTCAGATTCATCACGTTCAATCCGAATAACACCGTTTTTTGCAGTAACTACGGGCTTACCTGTTTTTTCATCTATTAGCTCGCCTTCTGCATAAATCATGTCGCCTGTACGAGCAATCGGCACATCCTGACAAATCAAAAAACCTTCTGGAGTTAGTGACCTTTTTAGCCCTAATCGTTGTTTGCTAAAAAATCTCATAATTTACTCAGGTAGGACGGGTTCTGGATAACAGCGACAGTTAAATATCTGCCCCGCGTGTGCGTGATAAATCTTATTGCCTTCGAGTAATGCTGGCGGCTCATTCCACGGAACAAACTTACCATTCATTTTCTTATGACTTTCTCGCACATCAGTATCGCCCGTGGTTCGCCAAATATAGCCATCGCTGCCGATGTGCGTGGCTCTTGCTTGGGTCAATGTAGACGATGCTCTTGATACCTCTGTGCGTGCAATGGTGTTGGCCTTACTGATAGACACTTGTGTTGACTGTCTAATCATTTCGGCAACTTCATTAGCTCTTACGCCGCTTTCTGTTGCCTCGATTGCCAGCTTGTGAACACGCTCAGCAGCAGCCAAAGGAATGCTTTTAATCAGAGTAACTTGTTCGTCAAGCAAGGCTTTCATGGCTTGACCAGTGGGCGCGTTTTTAATTTCTTCTTGCAAGCCTTTTGATAAGTCTTTGCTGATTTCCATCCACATCGCTTGGTCTTTTCTGTCAACCTGAGACAACATGCTTTTAGCTGTCTCTGTCGCCCAAACCGTTAAAATATCAGCATAACGTCTTAGGCTATCCGATATTTTTAGCGATGCTTGATAATCAAAATTCTTAAACGCACCAATTAACAAACCAACCTGATCAGCCACCCTACGCAGCGAGCGAGAGTATTCGCGCTCAATCTTTCGCAGATTGACGGGATTACGCTTTTTCTTCATCTGTGGGTTCTAGTTCGGTTGGTGGTGGTGGTTCGTTTTCTGCCGCCTCGATGTCATCATCATCAATGCTTGACCACAGACCAGTAATACGACTTGAGTGACGAAGCTCTCGTAACGCATCAGCACGACTGACAAGACCACTTTCTTCGGCTTGAACAACTGCCATAGTGTGTTTTTGAGCAATATCCGACTTTTCAGTATCGTTTAATTGCCAAAGGCTATTAAATTTGAATCCAATGTTTTTAGGGGCATCAATACCCAAAACACTACGACACATGACTTTTAAAATTGTGGTCATTCCAGAACGTAGGTCTTTGTTCTGGTCTGCATTAACTCGGTCGTAATAGTTACGCAAATCACTCTCGCCCGTGGCGTTCATGCCTGCGGGTGACTGGCTAAAAAGACGAGTCAAAGGAATATCAACCGCGCCGCCTAATTGCTGCCCGAGCTGTAGCAACACATTATCTAAACCCGCAAACGTGTATGAGTGCGTCTCGAATGTGTCAGCATCATCCATGAGAGTTAAACCCTCATTTGATTGCCACAGCCTGATTTGCTCAATTTGCTTAACTAGACCCTCAAAAGCCTTACCGCCTATTGCAATGATTTCGCGCAAGTCTTTGACTTTGTATGTGCGTAAATGGGCTTTATAGACTAGCTGTGCCGCGCCTTGAGTTGTGCTATCAAATGCGACCAATCTATCCCATAGACGCTCACAAATTGATTGCCCCCAAAGGTTTTCAGAGACTCGTTGCCAATACGGTAAACGCAAGCCTTCTAAGCGAATAACGCGGCTGTAATGTATTTTCTGATTGAGTAACGCCATTGCATCAGCAATAACTGTGTAGTATTTCGGCAACCCAATACTTTGCCCCATCTCAGTTACTAGGTCTTCAAGGCTTGGCTGCACCAACCATCTATCCAAAACAAGCAAGCCTTTAAACTGGCCTTTTTGAATCGTGTCTATGCGTAGGGGTGTTGATACGTTTTGCCCATCAATCATTAAGACTGCAATTGCACCACCATACAAACGAGACCACTTAATTGTATCGCGCAACTCATTCCAAATTGCCAATTCATCAAAGCCACGGTTGATGTTTTCAATATCATCTGGCTTTAATTCATTGCTTGTAATTTCAATGCCTGCTCGTGTCATATCATCGGCGACACAATCAACAGCCTTGCCCGCAATCCATGATGAGCGATACATTGCCTCCATTTGCACACGGTTACGGCTAACAAAATCAAAACGGTAAGAACTGCCACTTGATTGATTATTAGCACCAATACCAACACGCGCATTAAAATTGACAAAACTATCAATGGTGCGAATGGCGCGGCCTAGCAATGTTTGTGCAACACTACCTTTTGATGGTTCTGTCATTGTTACGCCTTAAAGGGTTTCCCAGATTCTCAGTGATACCTGAGATGGATTAAATGCAATCATTACCGAATCGGCTAAGTTTGGTGATTTAGTGCCGTCTGGCGACTTATCAACCAAAACCTTACCAACTCCATTTAACGAGTATGTTGGCTGACTCAATTCCATCACCAACGCATCTCGCTCTCTAAGTTTTGATGAGATGGAGATGATTTTGTCTTTGTCGAATTCTTGGCCGTTAATAGCTCGGAACGTCTCTTGGAAACGCAACCGCAACGCCCACCATGCTTGAGCTTTTGCATTGGCAAAGTAGTCTTTGTTTTTACGCTTCTCGACCATTTCGCCATCGGGGTCATGTACTTCCCCAGAACCTCGAAACGGTTGGAAAGTAACAGTTCGTAACCCTTCGGCCTGCCTATTTTCGTTCGTGACACGCGAATCACCGCGAACGCCAGCCCCCAATCCATCAGCATCGTAAATGAGATAATCAGCACCGTGGTCATCACACCAACCAAACGATTTTATAACCGTTGCGAAAATATCAGAGCCTTTGCCGCTGAATGATTCTAAGTCATCAATCAAAATGCCTATTTTGCTACACAGTGCGTTTTTGTCTTTGCCTTCGTCTGCTACGTCAAGCGCAGAGACTCTTGAGCCTGTTGGCTCTATGCCAAGCCTAATATGCGAATCAATTGCAGCTTGAACCCATGCGGATGGGATTAAAACGCCTTCGACCGAGGCCGAATAGTTGATGTCAATTTCTTGGGCAACAACTACAGGGTCTAATGTATCGACCTGTTTTTGATACCACACATCATCTTTGCGCGGATCATCTCGCCAGTGAAACGTAAAAACCTTTACTTTGCCACTATGCCGTTTTTGAGCGAAGGGATTGCCTGTCCCGTTTGGCGTGCTTATGTCTTGTCGGCAGTTGGTTGTTGCTGACAATGACGCATCAACGAGTTGAGGACGCTCTAAGAATGCCGACTCATCAACGATGTAAAACGATGTTCTATCACCACGACCGATGCCATCACCCGACTCACCTGTAATCGTGCTGCCTGTTTTCGGGAATATCAGGCGCATGTGCGGTGCGTGTTTATTCCTGTCCCACCCATCCCTAAATTCAGGAGGGAGCATCGACATAAACATCCGAGCTTTTTCAAACAAGCATTTCGGGCTGCCAATTTTATCGACGTATTCTTCTTTTCGACTGCCGAACCCGACAACCATGCCGTCATTAAACAAACAAACGGTACTTGCCAGTGCTATCGTTAGCCATGACATACCCATGTCACGCGTCTTTTCGGTGATGCCTGCTTGTTGGTTTTTCCATCTGTCCAAAAACCAGTAAATCCATTCCTCTTGGCGAGGAAACAACAAAAACGGTATCGCCGCAGGAAGTCCTCGCTCAATGTTGCGTGGGTCAAACGTCATGCCCCAATCAATAATAAATTGAGCTGGATTGTCTTTATAAAACTGTTTTAACGCGGGTAACACATGAGGATTTTGACGAATCTTGATGAGCTTTTCAGTTCGCCACTGAAACACCTTTACATAGTCAGGATTCTTAAAATCAAACTCAAAGGGAATAGGCATTACTTCATCATGTCAGCGTATATTTTCGCGGCTTCCATTGGGTCAACGGTCTCAACTTTAATTGGCTTACCATCGGGCCCACTCACTTCTTTTTTGACCTGATTAGTAAAAGCCCCACCAACCTCTTTAGCTGCCTGTTCCAAAGCCTGCAAAACTAACATGCTATTTTTGCTGTTAGAGTTAATAATGTTTTGCATTTTTTGGAGGCGGTATATCTTATTAGCTACAGGAATGCTTTCTAAATTTTCTTTGAACAGGGTTCTTGTAGCGTGAAACTCATCAACCAAATCTTTACTTAAATCTTTGCCCATTCTGTTTGTTGGGTCGTATGCCGTTATGTTTTGAAGTGATGTTGTTACATTAAAGTTGTCTTTTATCGCTTTTTGAACTTCCGTTGGCGTATCAAAGCAAGCTAACGCTCGGACAATATAGAGTTTTACCTCATATTTTAATCGAGCCATTTTGAGTAACCTGTAAAAGCGAATAAAAGTCTAAGCAAGCCTCAACATGCAGGTACCGCAAGCATGAGCAATATCAATTTTTGCAATCTCGGCTTTTTGATTTGCTAATTTAGTCATTTTTTTGACTTGCTCATTAGCACCATATCTGCGAACAACCCCGAAAAATTCTTCCACATCATGCGATTGGATAATTAGCTTAGGCTCGCCTGTTTGCGAATTAAACGCAGGACAACCAAAGGAATCTTTAGCTTGTGCTATGTGATACAGCTCATGCTCAACCAAGGCACAGAACTCAATATCACTACACTCTGAACAAAACTTTGCATCGAGCGTAATTAGAAAATCAGGAACACCACCGAACCAGTCACGCATTTGCATTTCTTGGCGTTCTTTCTTCCAGCCCCCGCAGTTAAACATCACTTTTTCGCACTGACCAAGTACAAACTTTCCTTGCTTTTTAAATGCACCATCAGCCCACAAAAACGATAGTTCTGGCATTTCCAAGTGATGCAAATGCTCGTGGTCTTCGTTATACAACTTGGAGGTTTTATTAAATAACGCTGATTGAATCCAATTAAATACTTCAGGCGCAGGCAGAAAAGCGAGCAAATCTTTTGGCGGATATGGCCTTTTAACCATTACCGTCTTTTCATATTTATTTGAGTTTTTGTTTTGCGCTCGATGTACATTTGAATTAAATCAGTGATTACCTCGATACCCAAAATACCTATAAAAACAGCAAAAAACACAGTGAGCGTTAGTGATAACTCAAAATACATCACAATCGGAATAATGCCAGCCGTTGCTAGTCCAATCAGTAACGCTTCTAAAAACCGTTTAGACCAAGGCTTTTTGCCGTAATACGATGACCGCACAATTGCAGTTAAAAACGCCAAAAAAGGTGATGATAGTGCGCTAATCGCTTCATTGCTTGCGCCGCCCAAATCATTAAGTCTCATGCTATCCCCATCATTAACTTGGTACGCTTCCAGTATTCTTTGCGGTCTTCTATGCCGTTTAATCCGCCATTGATAACCCGTGTACATGCGGTAATTGCATTCAAGTCTGCGTGTTTGTTCAGCTTTCTACTAAACCAAAACCAACAAGCTGAGGCTACGGCGTGACGTGGTTCTTCCAATAATTTAGGGTTTTTCAATAAAGGGAGTTTTAAGGCATGACCACACTTTTGATAATTGTCTTTGCCTGTAATTTGGATGAGTCCACGGCCTTTGTACAACTGCCCATCGCCATCGGCTTCGGGTGTATTGCCTAGTCGTTTAGCTAATGACCCTGTATCGTATTTAGATAAATAGGCCTCATTACCCAACTCAGATAAATAACGAAACTCGCCACTTTCATGCAGCACTTGCGCTAAAAACATCGCTTGTCGTTGCGGTGTGTTAATTGTCCAAATTGGCATTATCTCTGCTAACAATGCAGCAAATACAACGCAACGCTCTTTGCCGCCCTGTGTTTTGCAAACTGCCTGCAATGACTCAATAGACAACATAAGCACCGCCAAAATTTAGGCAATAAAAAAGGCCGCTTTGGGGGCGACCTTTTTACATTTAATCATAACGCTATTTACTGGCTAATCGGGCGCGAACCGAACCTAATGAATGCCACTCAAGGCCACTCGTCACTTCATAAGTCCAATTGTGACTGTCCTCTATCGTGTGACTAACGCTCATACTATGCAATGAGGGCAAGATATATGATTCACATAATCATTTACTCTAATCAATAAAATGACCAGCTTAGATAAAATATAGTGCAATAGTGCAAAGGTGTCAAACGATTTAGACGTTAAGTGACTTTCCCAAAATCTCACTTACAAAGTCGTTTTGGCAGTCGCGTAACTCGTTCACGTTATCCACATAATCGTAAACGCTGTCAGTATTTTTATCTAAGCCAGCATTTTCAGCCATTGGTTTTTCAATATTTAATTGAATCCATTCATCAACAAAATCGCTAAAACTGCCCATGTCAGAGTAATTAGAACACTCATCAACCAAAGCGTTTTTTAAGTGCTTAATGTTTACCGTTTCACCAGTAAACAACTCACCATGTCGCAACACACGCAACGTCAAGCGCAAATCAGCTTGTCGCTGAACTAAAGCGCGTTCTAAATCAGCAAAAATGTTTTGGTTAATTTGAATATCGCCAGCCGCCCAGCGTCTAACTGTGCGGTCATTAACGCCAAGTTTTTTAGCAATGGCTGATTGCCATTGTTCGCCAAACATTGCCACACCAATCATTTCAAGTTTTTTAATGTCGTTCATTTTGTTTTCCTTGCCAGTTTGTGACTGGCGGCGCGTAAAAATAATTAAATACGGATAACTTGAACATTTGCAGCTCTAAAGACATTTGCGATTGCGCCATCATCAACATAAGCGATATTATTTTGAATATAACTTTTTGTTTTAATTGTGCGGCCATTCGAGCGGATGCTTTCTGCGGAAACATTCAAGCTGCTAACAATTACATCTGAACTGTTGATATAAATGCGGCTAATTTTTCCGTCGGTTGATGACCAAGACTTTGCACCAGCATCTAATAAACGTTCTGCTAATGTTTTTGGAGCTTTGCTTTCAGCAATAACGATTTTCAACGCTGCACCAAAGGTTACACGGTAGCAATCACCAGCAACGTGTACAGACTTAGCTAATGTGTGGGCTGCTTTGAAGATTTGTGATTTGTTCATTTTAGTCTGCCTCGCAGTTAGTAGAAGGTTGCCCTTTGCCCCCTTCATGTTTGTTATTATGCCCTAACTTTAGGACAAAAACAATAGGTTTAAGTAAAATAATTAAAATAATTTGCATCAAACCTGCAAACAAACATCTTTCGAAATAATACCTAAATCTGTAGAGACAGTTTTTTCTAGCTCATCTAGTTGCCGTGTAATTATTTTCTTTTTGTAAAAAATAGCGCGTCTTGAGAGGTCACACATATCAACAATACGCTCAATAAATCCGCGCTTAATGCTAATACTCGCCCATGTCCAAATTATCAGCCGCTTGAAATCATCGTTGACCCCATCACAGACAACCACCTTGACCAATTCATTAACCGCATTAGCCCGTTCTTGTTCGTCCGCGCCATATTTAGCAACAACCGCATAAAATGCACTTGGAGACGTGTTTCGGTGAATTCTTGCTCGCGTCATTGCGTCCTGAGTGAGTCTATCAGTTGCCGACAGCGATTCAGTCTCGGTGTATTTTTTTGTTAAATCTTCGACATACCCGCTACTGTATTGTTGTTGCCACTGTGCAGGCTTGCATGACGGGATTGAATCAACAGCCATTGCTCTAATGATTGCGTGTTTTTCGTCTCTGTAAACTGCTAAATCTGACATAAACACCTCAGCGCACTGGGCAAAAATTTATCTTAACTTCGGGACAAAACGCAGGCTGACTTGCACAGCCAGCCAATAAAAACAAAACAGTTAGTCCGCATATCGTGATTAAAAAAGCAAGTCTAAGATTCATTATCGTTTTCCCAAATTTTTAATGGCCTCTAAAACATCCAAAACCGCACTTCCTGAATTAACCTGTTGCGTTGTAAACCTAAGCACAATCCAACCATTTGCAGCCGCCCATGAGTATTTTTCGCAGTCCTGCTCGTAACCTTTTCCGCGCGTATGCCGACCACCCGACCAAGTGCCTCCCTCGACTTCAACCAAAATCTTGGTACCGAGAATTAAAAAATCAGCTCGCCAACGCCGATGTTCACAAAATTTAAACTCTGGCTTATAGGTGATTTTGTGAGCCTTAAAGTGCAAAATCATCTCAGCTTCACCGACAGACTGCTGTTTTGCACCTGGTGGATTTTTATATTTTTTGCCCTTAGGTTGTGGCGTATAAAACCGACCTAGCAAAACCTTGGCTTGAGCCTCCGAAATCCTCATACCGCCCCCAGCTCACGCCCTAAGTCGCGTATTTCTTGCTGTAGCACTTGCGCCCGTATCAGTCGTTGCTCTAAATCATCCAAGCGATTTTTATTAACCCCACGCTTAATCAACTCGCTTTTGATGCACTCACGGCAGTACCAACCGCCACGACCGCCCATTGTGTCCTTGCACACAGGACAAGCGGCAAAGGTGGCAGGCTGCAATGGAAACTGCCAAATAAAATCGGATAGCAGTGTGGGTGTTGCGCGTTCTTGCAAGCTGCTCATGCTGCCTCTCCTTCGTTAGCCAACAATGGGTCGGTGTAATCAACTTGCGAGTGATTAGGCTTAGGTATTGGCTTGCCAACTAAGGCTTTCATCGCCTCAAGGTGTTTATTTGCTACTTCTGCACTGGCTTTGACAGGCACTTTTCGCTCAATCACTTTTGGCAATTGAGGCAATGCTTCACCACGCATTACGGCCTCGACAGTGAGCTTGTAGGCGTTTTTAAATGCGCTTAGTGCTTTGTCGTGAGTCATTTGCCTAAAATCATAAATCCCGACTTGGCTAATCGCGTGATATACCGCAGCGTGTGACCACTCAACATGACCGACATAACCGCACTTATCGCAAACCTCCCGATACGCATTTTCAAACGTGGGCAGTCCGAAATCTTGCGGTGTTGGCTTGCACCATGCGACAAACTTGGCAGGCGATGGAAAAAAATCACCACCCTCATCACGCGCTTTTTTCAAGCCGATATTAAGTCTCTCGGAACTATCAATCCCGTTTTCAACAAGAGCCTCAAGCCATTGGCGTTTAGCGGCCTCCAAGTGCTGTGTGGTTGGAAACGCATTTTTCCATGCGGGGAAAATTGCTTGTAATGCGGTAAAAAACCGATTAAACACCTCTGCAAAATTCATTGTTTTGACGTGACTTTGTGATTGGATATTACTCATGACAACACTCCGCACTTGGCTGCTAATTCGGGGGTTAACCAGTCGGTTGTGTTGTTGTCAGGTATTTTTGATACTGAACCCCCATTCCCTCGCGAAGACTGCAAGTTATCAAGCCAAACCTTTTTGAATCCTGCCCAGCCATTCTCAGTTGCTATGCGAATACCATCGGCAACGGTAAGCCCTGCTAAATCAAACTCTCTGCACATTCCATCAAACGCAGTTTTTGTGAGTGGAAGTTTTTTTGTTTTACGGTTTGCTAAAAAATCCTTGGCAACTTGAGAATCAACACCATGGGTTTTAACCAACACAGCAACCGTAACCGTTTTTTCCGACTGAACATTTTCGTCAACGATTTTTTCAGGCGAGCTAACAACTCCGATAGGAGTTGTATGTATATTGGTTATTGGTTCTTGGTTATTGGTTATTGGTTTATGGTTAGGTGACGGTTCGTGTGTTTTTTCGCACGACTCGTTCACGATTCGTGGCGAGTCGTTTTCTTGTGGTAACGATTGTTTGCCATTTTTGCGTTTTTCTTCACGTTCTTTAGCTATGCGTGCATTCGTTTCAGCTTTTGCTTTGTATTCAGCAAGTTCCTCTTTCACGCGGTTTTGAACATAAACACCGTCAATAAGAGTGAAAAACTTAGACAAAACAAACTTAACAGCATCGGTTTCCGCCTCTGTTCTTGCCCAAGTCCAGTCAATAGCCTCATCAAGCGTGGGGAATCGTTCACGGTCATAGCACGAATCAAGCAAGAGCGTGTACGCTCCGTGTTCAAGCATTGATAATCGGCCAGTCTTTTTAGCGTAGTCGCCTATATTCTTTTTGTAGTAGTGCATTAAGCCGCCTCCTCTTGTTCTTCTTTTACCGTGTCAACAAAACCACATTCAAAACAAGTTTTTGTTGGCTGCTCAATCTGAAAATTAAAACTAAATGACGATGACTGGCCGCAAGCACCACAAATATGGGTTATTGGCTCTTGTTCCTGCTGCACCTTTTTAAGTGCAATGTTTTGTAAGCGATGACGTTCCATGTTCATGTTGCACCACCCACACGCTTAAACTCAATCACCCAAACCCAAGGATTAGCGTCTAGTGATTCGCGTCCGTTGATTGACTGCCAAAGCGAGAAATATGAATCAATCGGGTTATTCTTTGTTATATTTTCGTTTGGCCAGTCATAGGCTTTGTAGGCAGTTTTCTCTCCATCTCGACTACATGTGATTTTTATCGGCTTGATACCCTCTGCAATCGCGTCTTGCTCGCTAATATCGCGCAATCGCTCAACGCGAACATTGGTGATTTCAAGCAGTATGCGCGAAGCAGCACGAGGCATAAAAATGGAGGGTTTCCAGTGTCTATATTTGCCCTCTGGTGATTTTTCGCCGTCATAGCCGTGTGGGTCATCTTTATAATCAGCACGATAGAAGACAGGCACACTCTCAGTGTAATAGTCGCAAGGAAAGTTAGCGTGCTGCCAAGTCTCACGCACCCACAACTTATCGCCAACTTGACCATAGGGACACAAAGACAAAACTCCCTCAATCGTCATAGACATGAAAGCAAACTCACCTTTTTTGACGATTGTTTTGCCATCCTTGTTTTTTACATCTTTTTTGATTTTTTGTTGTGTTTGCCAAATGCTAGGTTCGTATTCGGAGCGGCTAAGTGGGAAATTTACAACACGCCGCGTCTGTGTCTTGTTGCCAGCCAGAATTGCTTGCACCATTGGCAATTTGAATAAAATCGGACGTTCTTTTTTCTTGACCATTTTGTTTTTCTGCATAATAATTAACCCGCTAGAGTGTTATTTTGATTTTGATTTACAAGAAGCCCCGTTACAGCGGGGCTTTTTGTTGCCTGTTATTTGGTTACGTCCTTGTTGGTCGCCAGCTACCTAATACCTAAGTACGGCCAACATTCCTCACTCGACTATTCCGTTTCACCAGTTGGCTACAACGCACCATCACCAACCCTTATTGCTCCACTAAAGAACAGAGTGCGGTTTAAACAACTAGAAACGCTCTCAACATCCTGCCGTTTGATTTTGTGAGGGCTTCACTCACTGAAAGCGTTTTTAGTTGTTCACCCGTTATCGGCACAGTGGGTGAGTCTGCTTTGTGGTTGCAACGATAAAAAACCAGCCTTGCACATTAGTCCTCTTTACATCCTGCCCCGCCTTGGCGAGCGGTAAACAGACTGCCTCATCCCTGCTCATGTGCCATGAGTACTCCTGCCCGCTTATGCCGCCCCATCAAAATCATCAGGAAAATCGTCTTTACCGCCCCAAAGCAGACCAAGCACGAATAACAAGCCAATCACTACGCCGATAACAGCAAACGCAAATTTGATTACTAAAGTGTCCATTTGTTCTACCCTTTTTGTTTTGTTGTTGATTTTTTGGACTATGCTTAAATCAGCCCCACCAAAGGAGGAAGTTAAGCGGCTTTTTTTCTTTCATTTTTGTATGCCATGTAAAACTCATGGTCATACCGCAGTTTGCCATTTGTAATTCTGTCCAAACGCGCAGCCATTGCTTCGGGAATTACATCTGGCCAGTCATAGACGGCCTGAACGCTGATATTCAGCATTGCCGCCAACTCTTTAACCGAGCCGATTGC